CCCGTGCCACTCCAACCGCTTGCCTTATTGCCTTTCCCGGTCTTGCCCAAGATCGGAACTTCCGTTTTGTTCTTCTCAAAGTTCGCTTCAAGGTTGATAGCCTGCATGAAGTTATAGCGGCGTGTTCCAATCGTTACGAAACATTCAGCCAGCGCCGCAAAAACGCTGTCCTTTGCTTTCATAGTAACATTAGCCATTGTGTTTCACCCCTTCCTTTACGCCACGGTGACGGTCATATACAACTTATCCATCGCATTTACAACCGTCACATAATCGTTGACAACCACGGATTTCTTCGTGTTGCCCTGTTCAACGGTAACATCCGTGTCCTTGAAATCCTCAATCGCACGGATTTCCTGAAGCTGTTCGTGGTGCTTCACAATATCCGACCAAAGCGAAACACGCCCGGCGTTATCGTTCGGGACAACTCCAAGATACTTTGTATTGAACAGTACGGCAATATCGTTGCCGATCTGATCGATAACACGGATCGTCTGATTGTCCTTGAAAATATCGCCCTGTGTATCGGAAGTAGTAACCATGCTGTTAATATCACTCAACACACGGACATCCGAACCCACCTTATGAAGCGTGAATTCGCCCGCCTTGATTGCCTGAATAAGCTGATTTTGGGTCAGCTTCGTATCAACGGTAAATTCACCGTCATAAATGCGGTTCTGCACGGAACGGTTCACCGCACAACCCGCCTCAACACCAGTCACCCAATAAACAAGGCTTGCCGGGGAATATCCTGCATCCAGCGTTTTGTTCTTCACGTTGATCGTGCCGTAATAGTCAGCGGCTTTCTGATAAACAACCAACTGGAACTTGATACCCATTTCGTCACGCAAACGCTTATTGAACGCCGTATAAAGCCCCTTCGTGGTATCATCTTCAACCACAACGCCCATAGTGTTATAGGTGTAGGCTTCGATTGCATCCAAATACGCCTGATGTGCGTTACCGTCAACCTTGCCGTTTGCGCCACCCGTCAGCGGGGTTGCCGCCGTGATAGAACCTTCCTGCAATTCCTCAATCTTGAACTTCACAAAGGCGTTCGGGGTCAGTTCGTCAGCCGTTGCAACGGTCTGAACGTCCACAATCGCCGTGTCAAGAATCGTCTGAACGTCATACAGGCTTTCATCATCGGCGTTTTTCTGAATAGCAATTTTCAGATCATTGCCACGAATCCCGATATACAGGGCTTCCGCAAGATCGTTACTTGCTTTCTTGCCATCGCTGCCGGAAGTCAGCTTGTAAGCGTAAAGGGTTTGAGCGTTCAGGAAAAGATCACGCAACCCTTTCAGCTTGTCATGGGTGTAATCATACCCGAAAATTTCACGGCTGTTTTTCTGGA